TGCCTCACTTTTTGGGTGGCGGTCCTGCTTACCTGGTCCACTTGCGGTTGGATCCTCGCACCCGTGTACGGCCTCGCCTCTGCGGGGTTGACCGTTGTCATCCTGCAACTGACCAACCGATGACCCACCAACTGCACCACGGCGATTGCCTTGAAGTGTTGCGGTCCATGCCCGATTGCAGCGTGGATTCAATCGTTACCGACCCGCCCTATGGCTTGTCCTTCATGGGCAAGAAGTGGGACTACGATGTGCCAAGCGTTGATGTATGGGTGGAGTGCCTTCGGGTCTTGAAGCCTGGGGGTCATCTGCTGGCCTTTGCGGGGACGAGGACGCAGCACCGCATGGCGGTAAGGATTGAGGATGCGGGCTTTGAGATTCGGGATATGATTGCGTGGGTGTACGGGTCGGGGTTTCCAAAGTCGCTGGATGTGAGCAAGGCGATTGATAAGATGGACGCAGCGGAAGAACAACAAACGAGGCGATATAGGTTCACGGAGTGGGTTCGTTCTACGGGGATAACCTCCAAGCAAATTGACGAAGCGACTGGAACCAACATGGGTGGACACTATACAACCGCAGCAAGTCAGCCCGCTATTATGACCCGTGAGCACTTGGAGGCGTGTCGTCATTTGCTTGGCGAAGTTCCCGCATGGGTGGAGAAAGAGGCAGACATTCGCAGCGTTGAAAGCAAGAATTTTGCCGAGCGGGAGGTGGTGGGGCAGCACAGCGTGCCGATAGGCCATTCCTTTGCAGGCGAAACTTATCAGGGCGAAGGGAACACTGGCAGCAAGACGGCGAACATCACCGCCCCTTCCACCGATGCCGCAAAGCAATGGCAAGGCTGGGGCACCGCCCTCAAGCCTGCGTTGGAGCCGATAACCGTGGCCCGCAAGCCGCTGGTCGGAACGGTGGCCGAGAATGTCCTGCAACACGGGACGGGGGCGATTAATGTGGATGAGGGAAGGGTGGGGGTGGATGGTGCCACTAAACGCAGCAGTCAGGCTGAATACCCTCGCAACGAGGACGGCACGGAAGACCGAAGCGGCTGCTGGGCGCGTACTGGCCACGCCATCAAATCGGTCCCAATGGGCCGCTGGCCCGCCAACTTCATCCACGATGGAAGCGAGGAAGCCACCGACCTGCTCAAAGATTCGGCCCGCTTTTTCTACTGCGCCAAGGCAAGCAAAGCGGATAGGGATGCGGGGCTTGACGGATCGCATTCCAAGCAAATGGACGAAAGCCGCAAACAGGGCAACCCTGGCGGGGATAATCCAAGGAACCGAGGCGTTCAAGAGAGAACGAATTTCCATCCAACGGTCAAGCCTACCGACCTCATGCGCTACCTCTGCCGCCTCGTAACCCCGCCCAACGGAATCGTCCTTGACCCTTTCAACGGGTCGGGTTCCACGGGATGCGCTGCGGTCTTGGAAGGCTTCCAATATATCGGCATTGAACGGGAGGCGGAGTACATCGCTATATCCGAGAAACGCATTCAGGCACGCTCTAAACAAGTGCAGGAGCAACCCAAGCAACTGACCCTATTATGACCCAAGTGGAATACCTCACGGCCCAAAAGCACCGCCACTATTGGGAGCAATATCAGGCCGCCCTGTTCATGCGGCTATCCCCCGAAGCGGTCCACGATTTGCAGACCATCCTCGTGGCCCATGGACGACCCAATACAAATTGGTGGTGTGCGGACTGCGTAAAATCCGCTCTCCAATACATTTACCAAGAGGCGGACCAGTTCGCCGAAGCCAACCACCACACCGTTACCCATGCCCTCAACAACCCCAACCCGTGACCAGCAGTTCCAAACCTATGCCGACTATGGCGAAGGGGTACGCAACAACGCCAAGCGGGGCATTGAACTCAACGAGCGGAACGGCAACAAGTGCGCAACCCAAACTGGTAAGGTCAGGGCGCAGCAACTCGCAAGCGGGGAAGGAATTTCCCTTGAAACGGTTAAACGGATGCACTCCTACCTATCCCGTGCTGAAACCTACTACGACAACGCTGATTCCACCAGCGACTGCGGCTACATCAGTTACCTCCTTTGGGGTGGCAAAGCGGCCCTTGGGTGGAGCAGGAATAAACTCCGAGAACTTGGCGAACTCGACTAAAGCCCCCAACGATGAGGCCCAAGTGCAAGCCCGCATGGATTCGCTGATGATGGTCATTACCACTCTCTGCGACTGCATCGGAGCGGTGGAGGAATCCAACTCGCCCAACGCCTTTGCGGTGAAGATGAAAATCGTGGACAAGATTGACGAATTGATTGATAAAATTGAGTATTGATGGCAGGCCGTCCCCCAATATGGAATACCCCCGAAGAACTATGGGAGGCGTTTGAAAAGTACAGGGCCGAGAACAAGGCCAACCCGTACCGAGTGCAGGACTATGTCGGCAAGGATGGGGTCATGGTTTACAGGGACAAGGAGCGGCCTATCACTTTTCGGGGCTTTGAGGGATGGCTTGCGGAGAACGGGGTCTGCTTTGACCTTTCAAGGTATAGGAAGGAAGAAGGGGAGCATCACAAGGAATTTGTCCCAATCATTACACGCATACGGGCCACCTGCGACAAGGATATGCTGGAGGGTGCAAGTTCGGGCGTTTACTCGGCCAACATCGCCTCCCGCCTGCTTGGGTTGGTGGACAAGCAGGAGAACACCGTCACCATCGAGCAGCCATTATTTGGAGATGGACTTTAAGTACACATCAGCAATCAGCCGAATACGGCGGATGACTGCCCGAAAGAAGGTAATTCAGGGCGGGACATCTGCTGGATGCTTGCCCCCGCTTTAACGGGCGGGGGAGGAAAAACACTTGCAATATTGGCGGTCCTCATTGACCACGCCGCTCGGTTCCCCAAGTCCGAGATTTCGGTAGTATCCGAATCCGTCCCTCACCTACGGAGGGGGGCCATCAAGGACTTCGCCAAGATTATGCAATGGACCCACAGGTGGGTTCCCGATAGGTGGAACAAGACCCTCCTGCAGTACAACTTCGCCAACGGGTCCACCATTGAGTTCTTCTCGGCGGATTCCGAAGGCCGCCTCAGAGGAGCAAGGAGGCAGGTGCTTTACATCAATGAGGCGAACAACATTGACTTTGACTCGTACTACCAGTTGGCCATCCGTACCTCGCAGGAGATTTACATTGACTTCAACCCCACCCACGAATTTTGGGCGCACACCGAGGTCTTGCCCGAAACGGATGCAGAGTTCCTCATCTTGACTTACCAGGATAACGAGGCACTCCCTGATACGATACGATACGATATAGAACGAAACCGAGACAAAGCGGAAACCTCCGCATATTGGGCAAACTGGTGGAAGGTGTATGGCCTCGGCCAAGTCGGGACGCTACAGGGTGCGATATACGGGGACTATACGGTGGTTGAGGGTATAGACCCATCCACGATGAAATTCGTCGCCTACGGGCTTGACTGGGGCTTTAGCAACGACCCCACGGCCTTGGTCGCCGTGTACCGAAGGGGGGATGACTTGTTCATCCACGAACTGCTATATCACAGGGGGCTGACCAACTCCGACATCGCGGTGCGGTTAAAAGAGTTCGGCATCACAAGGGCTTGGGAAATTGTGGCCGATTCGGCAGAGCCAAAGTCCATTGAGGAAATCTACCGCCTCGGATTCAATATCAAGCCCGCATCCAAGGGACCCGATTCGGTAAGGCAGGGTATTGACATCGTGAAGCGATTCAACCTTCATGTGACCAAGGATTCGGTCAACTTGATAAAAGAACTCCGATCCTATACCTGGGCGACCGACAAGGACGGCAAGGACACGGGGGTCCCGATAGATTCGTACAACCACGCCTGCGATGCCCTGCGATATGTGGCCCTCAACAAATTGGCCGTCAGCAATTCGGGGAAGTATCTTGTGGTGTAACTTTGGGGCATGAACCTTGAATCCATCATTGATTTGCTTTTGATTTTTGGCAGATTCTTCCTCTTATTGGTCTTGATTTTTGCAATTGTTTCCATATTATGAAACTCGTACACTACTACCACATCTATTGCGGCGGAGGCGGGCAATGGCAACTCATCATGCACCAGCACATGATGGCCCTCTGCAATTACGGGCTGATAGAACAGTTGGACGAAATTCGTGTCGGCATCGTCGGCCCACCAGAGCAGCGGAAGTTGGTCAAGGAGATATTGGACAACTCGCTTGTGGCCTCGAAGATTAAGGTCGTGGTCACCCGAACCAACGCTTGGGAGCAAGCCACGCTGACCGAGATGTACCGAGCATCGCAGACCGAGGATGCGGCCTACCTGTACGCTCATACCAAGGGTAGTTCCGACCCCAGCCTGATAAACCAACTTTGGTGCAGGTCCATGGTGTTCTTCAATGTGGTCGCATGGGAGCGGGCCATCGCAGAACTCGCCAATGTGGATGCCGTCGGAGCCTACTGGCTGACCAAGGAAGAGTTCCCCCAAATCGCTGACCACAACAACCCCGACGGATATCCCTACTTTGCGGGGACTTTTTGGTGGGCCAAGTCGTCCCACATTCGGGAACTTGGCGAACCCGTAAGGGAACACCGCTGGCAGGCAGAGCATTGGATAGGGAAGCGGGAAGGCATGACCGTCTATAACTCCTGCAAGGGATGGCCAGCACCTGATAAGTTCGTCATCACATTTTAGCCATGGCCAAAATCCCCGTCATCATCACCAACTTCAACCTCTACACTTGGCCGAAGGCGATGGTCAAGAAACTGATGCGGATGCCTGGGGTTGGACCCATCCTAATTGTGGACAACGATTCCACCTACGGCCCCACGCTGGAATGGTACGAGCAGTTGAAACTGGAAGCCAACGAGGTTGCAGTAATCCGCACGGGTGGCAACTTCGGTCATCTTGTAGCATGGCAGGCCCAAATCCCGCAGCAGTTGTTTGACATGGGCTACCCCGACTACATCGTCACGGACCCCGACCTTGACCTTTCAGCCCTGCCCGATGACACGCTGCTGCGTATGCGGGAACTTTGGTATGATTTGCCCGAAAAATCTTATATGTACGAACAGGAGGAAGGCGACCCGTTTAACGGGGTCAAGTTCTCGGTCAAGGACAAAATCGGCCTTGGCATTCGGACGGACGATGTTCCTGCCGATGCTTTATTCTTCCAGCAAGCCGAACTACGCTACAAGAACCAACCGTACTTCCACGACCTGCAACTCGCACCCGTTGACACGACCTTTGCCTTCTATCATCACCAACGCTATCAGCGGGTGGTCATCGGAGGGGCAAGGATGGTCGCACCTTACGAGTGCAGGCATCTTCCCTACTACCTGACGGCCGATGACTTGAATGCGGACTGGGAGTTTAGGCAGTACCTTGACAAAGCCAACCACGCCAGCACCGCCAAGAAGATTGCGGACGGGCTTAAAATCTTTTGACCATGCAACGATACTGCAACGCCATCCGAACCGCAGGAATAGTTCCAACAACCGTGCTGGAAATAGGCTCACGGGATGGACACGATGCGAAGGCGATTGCAGACCATTTCGGGGCAAGTTCCGTGTGGGTCTGCGAGCCAAACCCAAGCCAAGCGGATTACATCGCTCAAGCCTACCCCAACTTCAACCTGGTCCGCAAAGCCATCTATAAGCATTCGGGCAAGTTGGAGTTCATCCAAATGCAGGGCAGTCCTAACGAGGTAGGAACTTCATCGCTCCTTGATCGTTCCTACGACAACCTCTACGACAACGCCAACAGGATTGAGGTGGAGGCTATCACGGGTCGGGAACTGCTTGCCATGATTGAAGGCCCGATTGGGGCTTGCAAAGTGGATGTGGAAGGGGCAACCCTTGAAGTCCTGCAAAGCATGGGTAATTCCATCCATCGGGTGCAGACCTTCCACCTTGAATGCGAACACGAAGAAGTGTGGGTCGGTCAGGCACTCTACAACCAGGTCGCAGCGTTTATGATTGCGAAAGGGTATGAGCAGGTGGACTTTGACTTCGTGATGCCTGGACTGCAAAGCGATTCTATTTGGATTAAAACCGCCAACCTATGAAACTCCAAGACCTCACCATTGACCAATTTCAACGCATCGCCGCGCTAGAGTTCAGCCCCGTGCTGACCGATTACGACAAGCGTGCAGGGGTCGTGGCGATAGTTGAGGGGGTGGATGTATCGCTCGTCCGAGAGATGCCCGCCAAGGGGCTGACAAAGCGTTACAAGACCATCATTGCGGAGTGGAACGAACTACCTACCCTCGCTTACAGGAGGCGGTTCAAAGCAGGCGGCAAGTGGTGGATTCCCACGGTCTTCACGGACGAGTTGACCGCTGGCCAACTGATAGACCTGATGGACACCGACACGACGGACGAGAAGAAGTTGGTCCAAAACCTGCACCGCATCATGGCGACCCTTTGCAGGGAAGGCGGGTTCCTCGGCTACTTCCCGAAGAAATACGACGGGGCAAGCCACCAAGAGCGGGCCGAACTGCTCAAAGCAAACGCCAAGATTGGCGATGTTTGGGGGGTGGTCAGTTTTTTTTTGTTAAGTTCAGAAAGTTACTTGAAAGTTTTGAGCGACTATTCCAAGCACCTGACGAAGGGAATGCAGGGCCAGTAACCAACCCCCTTGCTGGGTACGGTTGGCTGATGGTCGTGTGGAGGATGGCAAACAAGGATGTCCTAAAGTTTGAAGCCATCTTTGCGATGAAGGCGGTGGAGTTCCTGAACTATGCCCTGCTGATCCACGACATCTTGGAAGCCGAAAGGCAAGAGGCCGAGCGGATGCGGAGGCGATAGGACACTTTGCTGGGCGGGTTACATTTACCAATATGGAAACCAAAGTACTTGCCAAGTTCGGAAGCGGCAGTTTGAAGGAAGTCAACATCGCCGACCTTCAAGCCATTGGTATAACCGTAGGACCGAAAGGTGGAGGCGTTGACCCACGGCAACAGGTGCTGATTGATTGGTTGAAGAATATTATAAAACTTGCACAAAAAAACCTGCTCACGGGTCGGGAGGACGGCAAGGATGTGAACGCCAAGGGGACGCTATCCGCAAGCCTTGATTTTGACCCTATCCCCTTGACCGCCGAAAAAATTGCGGTCAACTTGCTTGCCAACCCTTATTGGAAATTCGTGGACCAAGGAGTGCGGGGGACTATCAGTTCAACCCGTGCGCCAAACTCGCCATTCTCATTCAAGAAGAAGGGTGGAGGCAAGAGCGACCAAGTTGGACCGATGACCCAAGCCATTGCGGACTGGATTACCGACAAAGGGATTTTGGTCACGCCAACCTATTCCCGTGAGAAGAAGGCCATGCGGACGGTGGAGGAGCAGAAACTCGCAGACGCAAGGTCTATCACCTACTTTGTCCGCAGGCGTGGCCTATACGCCACCAAGTTCCTCACCAATGCCCTCACTCCCGAACAAATAGATTTGCTCGTCAATACTATTTCGGAGGTCTTGGGCAAGCAGGTCAGCCTTTCAACTTCCCGATAACCCATGTCCATATCCGTCCTTTCGGGTTCGCCTCAAACGGCAACCCCCGTCTACAACAAAATGCTTTACAAGGTCAGCGGCTCGCTGACAAGTGCGACCAATTACCGCTATGTCTGCGATGTCAAGGATTCCGCTGGCACGACCACGCTGGCACGGCTGAAGTGCGACAAACTACCTACCACCAATTACGGGTTCTTTGATGTGAGCCGAGTGGTGGAAACCTTGATGGCTCCAACCGTACCAACGCTTGCCCAGGTCGGTTTTGCTGACCATGCGGGGTTCTATTCGGGGTATCGGCTGACTTTCATGGAAGAGTACGGAAGCACGCCTGTAGTGCAGACAGGAACCACAACCAATGTCAGCGGGGTCCTTGCATTTGCAGGAAACCTGGAGCAGTTGGAGTTGGCCGATTGGAGTGGTGAAACTTACTTTCCGAGCAGCGCTTTGCAGGGAGGTGAGAAAGCATTGACAACGACCACGGAAACCCTTACATCACCAAGGAACGCCATCAAACAAGTGTATTCTGATTCCTATGGTTGGCTTTGCGTTGGTGCGGGTTATAGTGGCGCTGTTGTTTCGGCGCAAGTGGTTTATACGGATTCCGTTGGTAATATCGCAAGAACCTTTTCCGTGCCAAGACCTTCATCGGTGAGCGGTTCAATACATCGCTTTGGTGCAGGGCCAATGAACTTGAAGGCACTCACATCAGCACAATGCTCGGACGGTCAGGCGGGCTCGGTAAATTTCCCAACCGCAGAAGGCGCAGGTTATTACATCTCTTTTGTTGATATAGCGGACGCTGGTTATGATGCGGTTTGGTATCGCATCGGCCCCTGCCAGCGGTTTGACTCCATCCCCGTCCACTTCATCAACAAGTACGGCGGGATTGATTCCTACACCTTCACAATGAAGAATCGGAAGCGGGCAAATGTAGATCGGGAGGTGTACGGCTACAACTCGGATGTGTACGCAACCACGACTTACAACAAGATGTGGGCGGGTTCGTTTGACTATGTGTACGCTTTGAATAGCGATTGGCTGACCGATGCTGAAAGCGAGTGGTTGATTGAAATGGTCCGAAGCGGGCAGGTGTGGTTGGAACTTGACGGACAACTTGTGGAAGCGGTGGTCAATGCCAACCAGTATCAATTCGTAACCAGACGGAATGACCGCCTCACGCAGTTGCAGATTGAGGTTGCGGTTGCCTATGACAACTCCATCCTATGAGCGTCACCCTAATCGCTTACCCGCTCAACGATAGCAACACCGAGGTCCCCTATGTGCTTGACACGATGGGCGGGACGGACATTGCGGTCACCTATTCCATTGGCGACATTGAGGATGTGACCAAGCAACGGGGTAGTTTCAGCAAAACGATAACCCTGCCGAACACCCCGACGAATCGGGCCTGCTTTGCGTATGCCTATAACATCCAATCCTTTGTGGGTGGATTCCAACCGAACAAGCGGATAAGAGCCGCAATGTGGGAGGATGGGGTGCAAGTGTTCAGCGGAGTATTGCAGTTGCTCTCCATGAGCAAAACCAAGGGAACCGTCACCTACGAGGTGGGGTTATTCACCGACAATGTGTCCCTATTCAAAGCCATTGAGGGCAATATGCTTGTGAACACCGCAGGCGTTACAGGAATGAACCACACGCCCACCAGCGGTCATGTCAGCGGCACTTGGACGGCATCGGGTGCGTTGAGTAGCGGGTATGTTTACGGGGTTGTGGATGCGGCGGGGTTTACGGACATCCTCAACCAAGGCGGCGGTTGGTTCCAAGCACCATGGTGGAGGCTCGGTCCAAGCATCTATGTGAAAAAAATGGTGGACTTGATTTTCGCCGAGGCGGGATTCCGTTATTCCAGCACATTCTTCAATTCGTCGCTATTCAATAAACTGGTCATCCCCTACG